GAACCTTGATACTTGTCTCAATGGGATTCCAGAAAAGAGCGCGAGCTTCTGGCGTATCCATTACTCGACCAGCGCGAACAAGAGCCATGCGCTTTTGTTCAATTTCATTACGAAGCAGGGACTCATCTGCTGTGTTATTAACAGCACCAGCGCGAACCATGCGAGATGAAAGAGCCTCAATCTGACTGACCGTATCAGTGATGAGCGTTCTTTCTCTATTGGCAGCATCCTGGGCTACAGCTTGTGTATTAAGCTGTGTAATATTTTTCTGCATACCAAGAGCAACTGTACTACGCACAGATGGATCGACGCCTTCAAGGCGTCCTTTCATATCCGCTTGAGCCTTGGCTAGTGCGGTTCCGGGATCTCCACCAGCCGCTTTATTATCAGCATAGATCTTGGTAACAGCATTATCGTGATCCAGTAGGATCTCGGTTGTATAGCGTTTGTTTACGAGTTCATTAAAGTATTCGCGACGAAAGGAACCAAAACTCTCAGGAGCCTGCGGCTTCACAAAGTTTCCCTTCTCATCCTTGCCCCATTCAAGAGATTGGACGTATTGCTCAGTCTCAGTCTGAGCAGCTTGCTTCATCCCTTGCTCGCCAATGTCTCCAAGAACCCTAGCAAAGTTAGAGACGCCAGTCATGTCTGGCGATGGCAAGTTAGTCTTGAACTCGCGCACAAGACGATTGCTAGGTTGGGTAAGGATCTGACGTTCGTCGCGTTGGATAGCCATATTACAGTACTTCCTTACGGAGTTTTACCATAACGGTCATAGACATAGGCACCCTTAGCAATACTACCAGCAGCATTGAAGGCAGCATTGGTAAAGGCATTCGATGCGGTCATGCCAGCACTTGCACGAGCAAACTGACCCTCGGCTTTATTGACAGCAATCTGATCAGCAATACGGCTGATCTGCGTAGCTGACTGAAGCCTAAGAGCAGCAACATCTCGACGAAGGCCAGCTTCTTCGGCAGGCATTACACCCTGCAAGAATGAGCGGCTTTCACCTACGCCAGAGCCAGCAAGGAATGCCTCATTCGCAGCCATGATCTTTCGGTTCTTGGCTAGGCGTTGATTCTCAACTTCAAGAGCCTGAATCCGAGTAAGCTCCGCATCTTCAGCAAGCTGGCGATTCTGGACTTCAATTTGATAGTTACGCCATGCAGCTTGAGATTCAGCCGCAGCAGCGGCCTGTCCAGCTTGGACAAAGCCACCGACAGCAGAAACCAAGGTAGAGGCGACAAGTGCTGTTACACACATTAGATGGATACCTCCATAGCCATACCAAGCAGACGCAATGGCAATGGTTCAGACTGCGTAATTGTAACCGTAGCATCACGGTTAAAACCAAGCAGGAAGAACTCTCTCTTACCAGTTACGGCTGTTGGTTGAAGTGAGAAGTCATCCGTTACTTGTCGGATGATTAGACGATTGCCCTGGACGTTAACAGCAAGGGTATTGTTTAGTGCAAGAATAACACGAGCAATACGCTTAGGACGCCCAGAGTAATTGCCAGACGGTAGAATGATATTAGCAGGTAACGTCTCGATGGTAACATCGTAGTTAAAGCCAACCGTGATGCTGGTGACTTCATCATTAAGAACAATCTCACCTGAACCATTACAAGCAAAATCGCCCAGGTAGTAGTTATTCGATACCACCGATACAGTCTTGTTGGCGTAGATAGCATTAATCGTCCAGTTCTTAGTAGCAGATCCAGACGTATAGCTCTTTGCACAATCAAGCGTAAGTTCAAGATCGTTCTTGGCTAGACGCTCAAGATAGTAAGATGTGCCACGCAATACGGAGAAGTAGACCCGGTTTCCAATCGAAACCATAGAGTCAAACTTAGCTGTATTTGATGGATGCTCTGTCTCCCAAAGGGACCATGCTGCTAGTTTTTCAGAACGAGCCGAATGGAAGCAAGCAACCGTGCCATCATTGTTGATGACAAGTAGATACTGCTCTGGTCGATCCTCAGTGCCAAAGAGAATGTTCATATCATTTGGCGTATCAATCAAATGATCTGCCAAAAGAGAGAGCATTGGTGCGCTATATGCTTGTTCTGTATCTGTATAGAGGAACTCGCGAATAGCACTCTTGGTTGCCTGAAGATATACAGTTGCACCATCGAACGGCAAGGGTGCTACGGTCGAGCATCCATAAGGCGTCTGTCGAGCAATCGTAATATTGCCAGGAGTCACGGTAGACTGTGATGGGCGCGGAACATAGAACTCAGATGTCGCTGTAAAGATCTGAAGATGACGGTTCGAGATCAGATGAAGAACCGATGAGATATCATCAGAGCCAACGGATACTTGAATTGACTCATTGTCCAGAGCTTCGCCAACATCGAAGTTAAAGTACTGCCCAATCTTAGAAGCCCACAAACTATCAGGCTGCGAGTAAGATCCACCAAACCAAAGGCGGCTTTCATGGAACGTCACGCAGCCAGGATATCCGCGAGGAGCAGAAAATGCTGGCTCATCCCAGTTTCGAGTTGGGATATTATTGCCAGTGAAGTGAGCATTAGGACCACCACCATCAGCAGATGTATTGGCAGTACCGCCAGCCGTATAGCTATATGTGTTGTCATCAATGACCGTAATAGTAAACGTGCCATTGAGATGAGTTTTAGTTAGGCCAGCAAAGGCATTGATGCCAACCGTTGTAATGCTAGCACCAGTAGCAAGCCCATGATTAACATGGGTTACCTCAACTACACTTGACCCATCAGTTGTTTTGATTGGATCAATATCATAGTAACCCTTTAGTTCGCCTTTGACCGTTGCTGTCACAGTCGTTGAATTTGTATAGGCCGTGATATCAAGCTCAATACCAAACCAACGAATACGGGTTCCAACATAACCAGCAGTAAAGTGAGTAGCACTTGATGTTACGGTAACGCTGCCAGTAGTGCCGGAGCAACTGAGTGTGACATCATCATTCGCAAACTTATAGTAGGGCTGATAGATCTTGTTACCATTCACAGACTGGTCAAAAGCAAACGCAGTCCTGGTGAATGTGCTTGAGGATGTGCGCCGAATAATTTGAGTAGCCATCTGCGGAGAGCAGACAATCATAACGTCAGCAGCCTGAGAGTAAGTCATGCTAAATAAGATAGATGACGTCCAGGGGCAGCTTGTGAGGCTTTGAATAAGCGATCCAGTAGTTGAATAAATATCAAGACGTTGATCGCCAAAAGCAAAGATGTATTGCTCTGTACTTGAGAACTCAAATGGGATCATACGAGATCTACCATTCAAGGTTACAAGATACTCAGTACCTGGGCGTCGAGTAATGCCGCCTTGATTAAGAACAGCAACATTACGAAGACGACGAGCGCCATTCTGATACGCGCCAGTATCATGGCGCATATCCATCAGAGGACCAATCTCTCCCGATGAGAAGTTAGTTTGGACTAGCTTCATACCCATCGGTTAGTATCCCCTAGTAGTGGTCCGCACCTGATTGTAACGCTGGACATTGAGCCTGCGAGTTGTCTGGCTCTGGCTATCAATAGTCCGACCAATCGTCATTTGACGAAGTGCACGTTTCTCGAACATATCCGAGAGGTTTTCTTGCGCTGCAACAGAGTAGGCAAAGATAGAAGCCAACTGAAGTTGCAAAGCAGTGGTGAAGTAGGGAGGAAATAGATCCTCGGTTGCTCGGAACGTGTAGTCTGCATAGACCACATCTTCCGTTGTTGCATTGCAATAAATCATATCCTGATACCGATCATAGGCAATCGGATCATCGGTTACGGTTACTGCATGCAGCATAAGTAAATCGGCTGGCAACTGATAGGCCGCATCCCATCTAGCATCTGGTGCGGCAACCAGGCGAGAGAGTTGAACCTGACCAGTAGAAAACCGCCAGCGATGGCGCGAAAGAAGATCGCGCACGGTATCTTCATAGAGGTTGGCCGCCACGGTTGCTTCCGTAGTGCCATCATCAAAAGAGGTAATCGGGCTTGCGCCAATCATGACGAGAGCGCGAGCGCAGATGTCGATGTCAGTTGTAGCCACGGCTTCCTCTTATACTAAAGCGGGTG